TCACGACAAGAATCGTTAGCTACTTCTGCTCCACCTATAGTCATTATTAAAACAAAAACGTGTATCAAGGTTCATCAGGCCAAGTAACAGTGTGTGGAAAGCCATCCTGAGCAGGAACATCTCTCAATGCTTGACGGTAATTAGTCCACTCTGTAGATAACGTAAGGTCACTACAGGCTCTCCAATCTGTCTTGGCTAACCTAGAGTCTCTGTCTGTTCTAACACGCTCCGCAGCTTCTGTATCCAATCTAGCCTGATAAGCAGCTTCATGCTCCGCCTTAGTGGTAGTAACGCCGTCTTCCGTAGTATCGGAAAACATATCCCGTTCTACCCACTTCTGCACCCAGTTGCTATTTGCGTCCTGTTCTACTCCGTCACGAACAACTACTTTGTAGTCACCAGTAGTGTCTGGCTTGGGTGTTTCAAATACTGGGTCAATGCCTAATGTGTCATAGACGTTGCTATTCCACACCTTTGGCAAAGAAACATTTGGATTGAGTTTGCGGATTTCGCCTTGAGTTTTTAGCTCACCGCTTGAACGTACTCTAAATTCCATAAGTCACCTATGCTATTGCTAAAAAGATATAACTACCGCCACTGTTGTTAAGCGCAGCAGGAGCAGATGATGTTACTGTAAAGCCACTGGATAGTGGGTCAATGTAGTCAGTGCCAGTTGTTTCGGCGGCTGTTGAGTTCAAAAGCATAAAAGGGTCATTACCTGTTACTATTCCTCTTGAACTGTCGTAAACATACCAATCGCCAGAAGAATCTGTACGCTTAATAAGAATAAACCTAGCACCCGAACTAAATCCGCAATCAACATTTAGGTCTGAACCTGTGCCTGTGTAGCTGCCTACTTTGCTTACTCCTGCTAGTGTGGCAAAATGATAAGAAATAAAATCTTTACCGCTCATATTTACATCAACAGCACTTCCAAGAGTGAAAACACTATCGGTTGGTGCGGTACTAGCAAACTGAAAACTAGCTCCTGACGAGCCTCCATTTTGACTTAAGTAGATAGAATCGGATGGGCTTATTGCTTTGTGATACACAACCCATCCCGCTACATACGGCGATAAACTTTCTCTTGCTTTTATAATCATCATTTCAGGAGCAACGCCTAAATTATGATTTATTGTTCTATTGCTGCCCGTACCAGTATAAGCCACCACATCAAAACATTTTGCCCCACGCTTGAACATCCAAGCGAATCTATCCGAATATGCAGACGTGCTTTCAAAAAATCCGTTTTGGTAGTCAAGGCTATAGTCAGAGTTACTAGAAAATATATCAGTTGTATTTGCTACTAAATAACCTGCTCCAAGAAGCCTTGTAACAACCGAACGATTATCTACACCACTTGTTTTGGTTTTAATTGCCCAATCTACGGGCCAATTTCCGACAGGTGCTTCATGTCCAGGTGACGAAGCATCTTGCGTAGCGTAGTAAAATACATCCGTACCCGCTTCAGGAGTCTTCATAGGTCTGCGGATTGCTATGTAGATGTAGGTTCCAGAGGAATTATTAAGAGGAGAAGTATCTGTTAAAATATTAAAGCCAGTCGCAGTTGGAGTAACAGCACTACCTGTGGCTTGTTCCGCAGCGGATGAGTCAGCCTGTAGATAGTTATTAGTGCTGTCTGTAATCCCTCGCATAATATCCATCATCGCCCAATAACCAGTTGAATCGGTTCTTTTTACCATCAACCATTGCGGCTCAAATCCCAGTGTTATTTCGTTTCCAGTTGTCAAACCGTTACCACTATAACTCCCACACTTAATAATAGACTCATCACCATCATCACCAAATTGTTGGTCATCGTGGGCGAATAGGTAGGCTACATAGGTCTGACCAGAGTAATTAACTGATGTATCACTACCTACACTAAATTTTGTTGCAGTTGCAGAATGTAAATTTGCAGGTGTTGATTGATTCATTTCTCCGTTAGTCAAATTAAAAGCAAGTATTTTTGTATCTGGATTGCTTAGACTTCTGTGATAAACCTGCCAATTATCGGAACCACTTAATCTTTTTACGGCTATACATCCAGGCGTTGAACCTAAATTGTGACTAATGTCTCTTCCTGCACTGCCATCACCTGTCCAAGTAACTACATCAAAGAAACCTGCTTGTCTGCGGAATGTCCAAGAAACGTAGTCGTAGCTTGAGTTATTTATATTGCTTGAGTTGCCTGCAATGTGATAACCATCAGCGTTAAAAGAATCTATAGACCCTGAATCTGTATACTCAGCATTTGCTAAATGAGTTCTAAGTATTTTCCCTGCGCCACGCTCTGTATCTATTAGGACATGACCGTCTGTATTATCTCTAGCCCTGCCCCAAATCAAACCGCCTTCGCCATCAAGGTCAATGCCGTTATTTATGTCTCTGTCAGTTGAGCTATCACCTGTGTACAAATAAGTAGAGAACACATCCTCCACATAGACGGATTCTCCACCTGCACCTGCTGCTGCTTGTATTAGCTTCTTACTCATTATGCGAGAGCCTGTCCTGCTGTGAAGCCGTACCAAGTAGTACCGCCGTCATGAGTTATAAAGACAAAGTAATCAACTGCACTGGCTGTGGCTGTGAGTGTTGGTGCTGTGGCTGCGGGCCAATCAACTGCTGCGGGCCAAGTCACTGTGTAGCCTGAAGCACTGGCATCTTGTACTAGCTTCAAGGTAAATGAAGAAGACTTGCCACTAGACGCTGGGTTTGAAAAAGTAAACGTAGTGTTCTCAGTCAGTGTGTGAGAGAAGTTCGTACCATCTTGAAGGTTTACAGTCGTAGCGTTAGAGCTTGAAGTGACCGCTGTGTATTCTTCTGATATACCGTTATCAAAGGTCACTACACCGTTAGCATCTGCTGTGACTGCTTTAGAGGCTTCTGATGTTCCTAGAGTTGTGATGTCTAGGTAGTTAAGCTCCGCTGTAGTAGCAGTCACACCATCTAAAAGATTAACTTCAGCAGCAGTCGCAGTTACATCTGATACTTGAGATAACGTAACACTGGTAGCAGTAGGAGCTACGTTCTGCCATGCGCTACCTGTGTACACCTTCATTACATCAGAAGTTGTATTAAAGTAGATAGCACCCGCAACTAAAGCATCACCGTCATTGTCTAAGGTAGGGTCGCTAGTCTTAGTGCCTAGATAACGGTCATCAAAAGAATCATAACTAGCCGCCGCATTAGTTGCAGAAGTTGCTGCGTTAGTAGCAGAGGTTGCTGCGTTAGTTGCACTGGTTGCAGCATTTGACTCAGAAGTTGCAGCATTTGCAGCACTTGTTGAAGCCGCTGTGGCACTTCCTAGTATTCCGTCAACGTAACCTTTTCTAGTTAAGGTATCGTCCGTAGCAGGTGTAGCCGTTGAGGTTGCTGCATTAGCACCTAACGTAATGTCACCTGTCATTGTGCCGCCAGCAAGATTTAGTTTTGTATCTAACTGGCCTTTATTTACTGCATCACCACTAGCCGTACCGTCAGCAAGACCCGTAATCTTGCTTGACCCCATTGCGATAGCACCTGTCATTGTGCCGCCTGCCAATGGGAGTTTGGCTGCAATAGAGTTAGTTATAGTAGTGTTAAAAGCTGCGTCATCATTTAGAGCAGCTGCTAATTCGTTAAGTGTATCCAGTGCAGCAGGCGCACCATCTACTAGATTAGATACCTGTGTGTCCACATAAGACTTTGTGGCAGCACTAGAGTCAGCAGTAGGGTCTGCAAGGTCTGTAAGCTCTGCTGCGTTAAAATCTACAGTTCCGTTGACTACGAGGTTGTTTACAGTAGTCGTGCCTGTAGAAGCTGTCAGGTTGCCTGTAACGTCACCAGTTATATTTCCCGTAACATTACCTGTCACGTTACCAGTTACATTACCTGTCAACGCTCCAGCAAAATTCGTATTAGCGGTAATTAAAGTACCAGTTATAGCCTGGGGTGTTGAACCACCAATGACCATTCCATTTACTGTACCGCCAGTAAAAGTAGCATTGGAAGACAGCAAAGAAGAGTTAGCGGTAACAGTACCAGAAGCCGTAATAGTCCCAGTTGTAATTGAAGAAGGATTCGTTCCAATTTCAATAATTGTTGCACCTGAGTTCTCCGTAAAGAGTCTCTTGTCTGCGGTATTTACAGCAAGCTCGCCCTGAACTAAGTCTGAAGCCGTAGGTACGGCTGACGCAGTGGAGGAAAACTTAGTAATAATCGTAGCCATCTATTTCACCACTTAACTTTGTGTGACCAATACCTTGCACTGAACTTAGACGGATTCTTATCCTGTGCATTGTGTCTAGCATAATAAGACTTCCTCCTCGCCTTATCCTTTGCTGTCTTGGGATTCTTGCCAGCACCTTTAACGCCCTGCTGACCAAAGCGAATTAATTTAGTTTCATCACCAACTTTAGCCACAACAACATGGCTTTTAGTAGGGTGATTAGGAGTCCTCTTAGGCTTGTTATAGCCAGAGACGCCTGCTCTTTCTAGTTTGGGGTCTTTCTTTTTCATAATAAATGTCAGGGGGCCGAAGCCCCCCAACCTATCCTAACTTATACGTCAGGTACACAGAGGATAAAGCCAGCCTCTGGACGGTGTGCTTGAACACCATAAAGGGTGTCAGCAGTGTACAGAGTTGACAGGTACTCTTGCTTGTACTGAGTCTGAGAGCGAACGCTCATCTGCTCAGCAAGAACAAGTGCATCCTTGTGAATGAGATATGCACCACGAACATCCGCAGTACCGACAGAGTTGGAAGTTGCGTCTTCAATAAGTGGGCAGTTAGAAGAGACGTAAATGTCAATTCCGTATACAGAGCCAATCAGTCCAGATTGAACTGTAGCACCGTCACGGAAATCAGCAGATACATAACGCTCAGTACCCATGATTGCAGAACGCAATGCAGGTGGAATAATGAACGCTCTATCAGTCATTGGGACATCGTTGTCATCCATACGCTTAATCAACGCACGAAAGCCAGCATCAGTAAATACGTCTGCTGCTACGACTGTATCGTCAGTGTAAGCGGTCAGACCATTAGATGCGTCCACAAAGAATGTGTTTGCGCTTTCCCATGCAGTACCAGTACAAGTACCAGTAACAGGAACAGTCAGGTCAAACGTACCACTACCGAAACCAGTACCAGCGCGAAACAGGTCATCATCTACCTGCTTGGCAAGAGCGTAACCAGCGTCTTCAGTGTAGAACTGTCGGAGTGAGGCAAGAGCCTGCACTTCAACAATATCTTCAATCAGACGAGAATACTCGTAGTGACGGTTAATAGTGATAGTGGTTTCACTTTCCAGATTAGCCTGCATAGTAACTGCTACGGCTTCTGCCTTAGCATTTGCGCTACCACGAGTGGGCTTAGGAATGTGGATAACATCACCCTTGTTACCAGACATAGTCATGGTCTTAACAAGAGGAGCCATCTTTAGAGATTTTTGATATGCAGCAATAACTTCGTCCGACCATATTTCAGGTACAAAAGTTCCCGCTGCGGTTTTGTCTACAGTTGCGTTTGCAGTAAAAAACGCACCAGAAGTTTCACCAGCCATTGTAAATTACCTCATCTTACGCGCTTCTCCATATAAGCCTTTCTAATCTCAGGCTCCATACTTTGATAACGCCTTGGGTCAGTCTTCATAAGTTCAATAATATCTGCCCTTCGGTATATCTTTTTGGAGGGTGCTTCGGTACTACCCTTAGCCCCACCTGTAGAAGCTCGTTTAACAGTATCCTTCCTAGCCTCAACCTCATTCTGAACAGCAGCTTCAGAAGACTGTTTGATTTGTTTCCATTGAGAAAACAAGTTATCAGCAGCCTTACTGTCATACTGTTGGTCAGCACGAGTAAGAAGCTCCATGCGAATATCATCACTCTTAACCCAGTTAATAAATTCTGGGGTTTGAATAATCTCTTGCGCGTCTGGATGCTTATTAATTAACTCCTGTTTAGCTTGTTCCTGTCTAATCCGTAGAGTAGTCTCTTGAGCCTCCCTAATAGCAGGGTGGTTCGCAATCTTACTTTCTACAGCTTTGTCAGGGTCAGCAAAAAAATCTACCTCTTCAGCAGGTTCAGGTGCTTTCGTTTCTGACTGTTTAAGAATGAAATCGTCTACTATCCTTCGTAATTCACCAACTTCGCTACCTTGACTTCCCAGTCGGCTAGAAGCCTCTTGGTGCATCTTAATAAGTTCTGCCTGTGTTTTACCTTGATATTCAGGTGGAACGTCTGCTACCCCTTCAGATGCTTCTACCGTTTCGGTTTCAGCTTCTTGTTGGACATCTTCTACCTGTTCCGTTTCATCTACCTCTACTGGGTCAATTAGTCTTGCCATTATTAAACTCCGTTAAGACCGACTCTAGCTACCCTAAACCCCCTGTCAAAAAATTGACTAGGGGTTTGGACTATTGTTCGGCTGCCTTACGTTCTAGTTTCATCTTCTGCTCTCTGGCTCGCACCCACTTATCTGTTGCACCTGGAAAATGTCCAGAAGTGGGGTCAAGACTACACCTGACAGCAGGGATGACCTTCGTTGCTACCTCATTACATTGAGGACAATCAATCTGTTTGGTTTCACGTGGAACAAGTTTTTCATTCACATGACCATACTTGCACACAAAATCAAACAGAATCATTGCTACCCTCTAAGTAATGCTCAACGGTAGACTCCATATTAAGTATGAAGGCAAGGATATTAAGTTGTCCCTTACGGAAGTTTAAGTCCTCGTTATCCTTCGTTACTTCTACAGAATTAATTTGGAGAGCATTATTGCTAAGCTCGTCCATTAATACTTTCCAGCCATCTGTTCGGAACATATCCTTAAGATTCTGGTAATGCTTTTCCGTTTCTCTGTCCACCCTTCTTAGGCTTATTAGCCTCCTCCAATTTTAAAATTCTTTGTTCCAAACCCTTAACAATGACATTAATCTGGTCAAGGATGTTTTGCATTTCCTGATTAGTAATCATTACGACAAAGCCTTAGCCGTCTCTAGGTTAAGCCTTCTTTCCTCCAATAGTTTATCAGTTACCTTCATTCGCCTTTCAAACTCTTTATCGTCCTCAGTGCCAGCCTTTAAGTTAGTGGCAACGGCCTTAATCCTATCGTTCTCAAGCTCAACAGGAATTGCTTTAGTCTCTTGGACAATCTTCTGCGCCCTAGCCTGAGACTCCGCAGCCTGTCCGTTAAGGGCGTTAGTCTGGGACTGTTGAAACTGTAGCTGTACTTGCTGTGCTGCCTGTGCTGCTTCCTGTGCTTCAGGGTTAGGCTGTGAGGCTTGTTGGATAACCTGAATCAATTGCTCCCTATTAGAGATGTTCATGTTATCTATAATGGATTGAATTAATACTGGGTACAGAGGTGAGTCTGAACCCATAGTCTGAAGCAATTGTACTAATTGGGTTACTTCATATTCTCTAGCAATAATTCCCAAAGAGGAGATAACTTCAAACTTATAATCGTTAACAGGGTAGATTTCAGGCTCAAACTGCATATACCTGTGTGCTACTTTTGTTACGAATGGTATCAAAAAAGACTCTTGGAAGTTAATAAGAGTTCTCTTATGCCTCTTAATAATTGCACCAAGGGACATTGAGATACCAGCAGCCGTAGCTTCACCGTTAATAGAACCTGGAATACCAGCAGAATCTATAGCTCCAGTAGCGGTTTGAACCATCTTCTGGAGTTCATTAGCCTGAGCAAAAGTAATCTGATTAACTTGACCAAAGTTGAAAGGTTGTAGGACTTCTCTTGGGTCGCCATTGGTTAATAGTATCTTTCCTGGACGGACTTCTGGCCTTGCACCCCTTGGTAATCGGGTAGCATCCATAGCCATCATTGGGTGGACAGTTAATGCTAGGGCGTCAATTCTAGCTCTCAACTCAGCGTCTAAGGCTTTTTGGGAGTTATATCCCTTTTCACATATTCCCCTACCCCAGAATCGTCCAGGAACTATATCCCAAGGAAAAGCAATAACGGGTCTATCGCCCATCATATAGGGGTTTCGTTCTACTTTAAGTAACGTACCACCGTTAGCAATTACGATAATACATTCAATGTAGTGACCGTCTTCGTCCTCAATTTCAAAGTCTTCTTCATCTTCAACTAAATATTTAGGCACTAAGCCGTAGTATTTAGTAAGGCGAACCTTCTCATCGGGCTGGTCAGTAAGTTCGGGGTCGGGGTCTAGGTCGGAATCTTCATAAGCGAATGTGATGTCTACATCCTTGTACACACCACTCTCTTGGAGAAGCTCTACTTGATGATAGGGGACGTACTCATCAATGGCGACACCTATAGCCTCTTCAATGGAAGTAGCTACGGGGTCAATTAAAAAATTCTGGGGTAATACTGGACGAAGTTTACAGACTGTTCTGTCTGCTATGTTTACCCCTACCGCCTGCATCTGCCCTTCCATTATTGGTTGGGAGGCTGGCTTCATTTCTTTTTCTTCTTGCAGCACTATTTCTGCAATGCCAGTTCCATAGACGGCGGCGTTTATCAGACACTCTGCAACACCTTTTCTGGCTTTATTTTGTTTGAAGTCTTTATTTAACTGCTCTCTTAAGTAAACAACGTCTTGAGGTTCACCATCTCTCAAATCGTCCTTAATGTCAAAGAACCTACCTCTTCCAAAGGTAGCTTCCTCAATCTCAGCTACGGCAGATTCTACGGCTTGTTGGAGAGCAGGGGATACAATCTGGCTTCTTTCAGAGTCACGAGTCCTATCCTCTGCGGAGAATTGCCCTCTCCACAGACGATTGTATTCCTCAAATCTATCTTGATAATTGTTATCAAAGTGGTCACGCCATGAGTCACACTTCTCCATGACCCAATCTTCAACCCTTTGTAGAATCGTAAACTCTTCTTTATCAAGCATATTAGTAACCAGCTACCATATCTACGGCTTCAAAATGGTCTTCTTCAAAATCATACGAGTAGGACACATTAGCCAACTGGTCTATATAGGCTAAAGCGTCCACCATATCGTCATGTGTCAGAGCGTCAGGGAATTGAAATAGCTCGTCCAAGAATTGAATGTTCCATTCCCCTTTGTTAAGGTAAATAAGACCATTCTCAAATCTTCCCTGTAACGCCCACATGACCCTATCAGTTTTCTTCTTATTTCCATGGGTTAATTCCTCAACCCTAAAGAAACGAGAATACTTCTTCATAAGGTCAGTTAAGGGAGACATTACAGCTTGACGCGCAATACCTTTCTCTATTCCCACAGAGATAGGCTGATAGTCCCTAACGGCCTGAAAAATCTTCTGAGCAGTCTGGTCTAAAGACCACCTACCCGTAATTATATCCTTAACCCACCACCCTTGGCTACCCACCTTTACTACAGCTATAGATGTGTTGTCAAGGTTTTTGGTTTTGTTCTTTTTGCCAACTTCTTCAAAGCCAGCTAAGTCAATGGCTATATAGTAATCACCATCGGGTTCTTCCTCAGAAAACTTAACCCAGGATTCCTTAAACATCTCGGAACCCCTAGCTTCAAAGGATGCCATGAACTCCTGCCTAAAGGCGTAGGAAGACATAGATATTTTAGCTTGGTCAATCTCACTCTTATCTAAGAGATTGTTATTGTAACTGGTGTAATGCCATGCTTTGAAATTGGGGTCGCTACCTAACTCAGCTTGTTTGTAGAGGTCATAGAAATGATTTCTACCCATTGGTGTCCCAATGAACAAAGCACTTGCTTTTAAGTCTGACAGGGCTGGGCGTAAAATCAACTCCCAAACGTCAGGCTTCATGTCTGCGTATTCGTCTAAGACTAGGTAGGCTAGAGAGACACCCCGCATAGTCTCTGGCCTGTCGGCTCCTTTTAAAGAAATAGTAATCCCGTTAATTAATTTAATTTGTAAATTGTTAACGTGGGAGCCTTCAACCATATCCCCTCCTAGTTCTAGGAGGAGGTTCCACATAATATCCCTAGCCTGCCCTTGAGTAGGGGCTACATAGAAAACGTGGCCTCTAGTAGCTTGTAGAGCGTTGACTAGAAGTAAATAAGCCGCAAGACGGGATTTCCCTGTCCTACGGCCTGCTGCGACAACTTTGAATCTAGTGGGGTCGTTCCAGACTTCCTGTTGCCAATTTAATAGGTTGATGTCTAAGTTCATACAGTTAAATCAAACTTAGTACCATCATGTTTTAAGAGAATGAAAGATACGATTACCACGAAAGTAGAGCCAGATTCGGGAGTTACGGTCATGGTATCTCCCTCATCCATAATTAGAAATTGACCAAACTCCCCACCGTATTCAATAAAGTCTTTACTATTCAAAGATTTAGCTGAGGCAAAATTGTAAGTAGTCCCACCACTAACCCACGCTGCGGTAAATTCTTTAGTAGAACCCGTATTGTTAGTTACGAAGACGTTAGTAATACGCGCCTCATAACCTGTAGGGACGGTTAATATGGTATTGGAAGACCCTGCGGTAGGGTTGTT